TGATGATCCAGGAGGAGCTGCCAAATTTCCCAATCCTCTTATGAATAAATCATAAAGATACGCTTGAACACTACGATCTCTCCAAGCAGATTCTAGAGTAATATTTACACCTTCTTTTTTAGCATCTGCTTTCATTCTCTTATATGCATCTGCAGCATCAGGTCTCAATCTGAATTGACCCTCTACAACAACAGTTTTTTCTTTTGGTATAATGTTTCCACCAGGTCTTGGTGGAGGTGTAGTTGGCGTTACTGTTCCTCTTGTCTGCTTATTAACTTCAGCTGCTTTTAATTCTCCCTTTCTAAATTTTCCAATTAGTGCCCCAGCTGGTTCAAATCCAAAAATATGACCATGTCGAGTTACTTCAGTATCATTTGCCAATTGATCATATTGTTTGTTTTCAGTAGTAGTTGCTCTAAAACTATCACGTGGACCAACAAAAGATCTGGCAGATGACTGTCTGCTAGAATCTAAAAGAGCAGATGCTACAGTTTCTAATTTGGTCACACTTTTTCCATTCTTTTTAACAAAAGCAATTGCACTTTGCTTATCAACAATTTTACCCCACTCAGATGGTCCACCATATCCACTAACTGGTGTATATTGACCTGGATCTAAAAGTGCGGTTCTTATGCTTCCGCCAGTTTTCCAAGGGTCACCAGGAGCAGCAACACGATTATAAGTTGCCTGGGCAACATCAGCAGCTCCTTGAGGATCAGAGTTTTCAAATAAAGAAACAGTTGATAATAACCAAAAATCTGGACTATCACTGGAAACACTTACTTGACCAGGAAGATCCCCACCAGATGGACCTCCTCCACCACCCCCAGGTGTTTCTTTATCTTTTTTACCTTTTATTAATTCTCTAAAGATAGAAATTTTTTCTGATACTTTATCAAAAAGTGAATTATTTTGGTTTTGCTCATTAAGATTATTTGAATTATTGATGGAACTATTTTCAAAAAACTTAAACGAATTTACTGCTTGTCTTGCTTTTCTCCCCTTTGCTGTTCCTCTTGCCTTCACAAATCCTTCACTAGTAACTTTTTTTGTATCTACATTTTTTACATTTTTTACAGTACCACCTTTTGCAAATTTTTGAATTGGTTTTGGCGAAACTTGTCTTTGTGGATTAGAATTTGGTGGAAGTATAGCTGGTCTTGCTCCTGGTGCAAACCCTTGGGATGATACTGGTTGATAAGGTAGATTTTGTTGTCCGGGATTAAATGATCTTTGTGGAGGAGCATATCTACCATATCCACCACTTTGTGCAAACCTTTGAGGATTTCCCGTTGCTGGTGGTGTTGGTTTTGGTTGTGGTGTCGGCATACCAAATACACCAAAAAGACCAGAAATCATCTTATCAACAATACTCAACTCATTGTCTAAAGATCGTATACCGTCATCAACTTGTTTTCTTTCATCAGTTAATTTTTGCTGCTGAGATGGTGATAATAAAGTAATTAACTTCATAACGCCACTAGCAAAATCACCCAGCATTTTGAAAACATCTTTAAAAGTTTTTATAATTCCTGGATTTTCTTTAAAAAATTTCTGTATTTTTTGAATCAATGGTGGTAAACCGTTGATTAAAAATCCAACAAGAACAATGCCAAAAAATTCTTTAATTTTATCAAAGATACTCATTGGACCAGACATTATCTTATCTTTGATTGTGGATAATGCTTTTCTGGTAGTTGATGGCTTCTCTACAGATTTTTCTTTTAAAACACGCTTTTCTTGTTCTTGCTGTGTCCTAAGAAATGAAGCTTCACTTAATCTCAATTTTCTTAACTTTTTATTGTTCGAGATTAATGTACTCTGTATTCTCTGTGCATTGATTTTTAAAGTTTTAAATTCTTTGACTTCCATTTATCTTACCTCACTATACAAAAATTCCATAAGTCTTCAATCCCGAACGAATATAAGGATCATTAGAATTTACTGATGAAATTGCAGGAGGACGGGGAGCTTCGGATACATTACTTCCCCCAACAACTTGATTTGAAGGAGGTGCAATGATTGGATTCAGTTGGAATGGTGTTATTGATACTTTTGATTGTTTAGATTCGGGTTGAAGTTTATAAGATCTAGTAAAATCAACATTTGAAGAAATTAGTGAAGAAGATCTCAAATTTGATGATTGCTCTGTTCCTTGGAATGGTATTGTTGGAATTTTAAGTGTGCTGGGTCCTTCTGTTGGAGCAGGAGCAGATAGAGGAGGACTAGTCGTTGCTGGAGTGGATGGGATAGATGGAGTGGCAGGAGCAGATCCAGACGATGCGGGTCCAGTATTTGCTGGTTTCGGAGTTGAATATGGTGTTGGTGGTTTAGATGTTCTAGTATCAGATGGTCCACCTTTTCCAGTTCCTTCTTCAGGAGGAATATTTCCTACAGGACCACCCTTAGTTCCAGGAGGTGGAGGTGGAAGTTTTATATTTGCATCTTTAATTTTTTTATTTTTTTCTTGTCTAATTAATGATTCTAATTCAGTATCAAATTTAAGTAGAGATTCTTTAAATTGATTGTTGATTTGCTGTTGACGAGCATTGTTTTGCTGTTGAATCTCAATAGCATTTTCAAAACTTTTCCACATTTCTCCGGCATTATCATTAATATCTTTCAACAATGGACGGAAAAGATTTGCAGAGCTGGTTCTGATGACTTCCTCACCAGGAGCAAGCATTGCTGGAACACTATCAACTGTTCCCGATCCTTTACCACCAACTGTACCACCTTGAGATAATGGAAGTTTTATACCACTGGTTAATGGTGATGATAAACTAGACATTTCTGGCATGAGTCTTGGTAGATTTTCACCCATTTTTCCAAGCAATTCACGGGCAGCCATTCTATCTAATAATGGTTCATTTGTATTATTGTAAATTTTCCTCAAATCAACTTTATTATTTCTAGTCATCTTTGCAAGAGATCTTGCTCTAGCAGAAATTTGTCTTGATAATTCTTGCCCCCTAAGAACATTAATATTTTTATCTCTCATGAGAGATTCTCTCATCTGTTCTCTAGACAGTTGAGTTCCAGATGCTCCTGGTGTTTTTACAATATTTCTTCCACCACCACTTAAAGTTCTAAATGCACCAGACGCTCTACTAACAGCAGTAGCTGTTGCCGTACCAGCTCCAATTTCACCTGCTGGTCCCTCAAATGGACTAATAAAAAGACCTGCAGTTAATGCAGCACCACCTAATGCTAATGCACCATACCCCAATCCTTGAGCTAGTGGAGTATTGTACCATGGAGTTTGCTGGGAAGCGTTCGATTGTTTTGGTTTAGATGATGACTTTTGTTGAGCAAAAGCAGGTTTTTGTTGAGGTAAAAATAAAGCTCCACCAGCAGCAATAAGTATTTTCAAAATTGTAGATGCATTATCTTGAATCACTTTTACTATTGATGATCCACAATTTAAAACCGCTGAACAAGGATCAATCGGAGTTGTTGGTCCGCCAGGTTTACTGGGTTTATTGGGACCTCCGCCAGGTTTACCAGGACCACCAGAACTAGGTGGTTTACCCCAAGCACGACGAATTAAATCAACAAGACCCTTTAATCTTCTTACAAGACCTATTATTTTTAAAACGGCACCTATTAATTTTGCACCAATAAAAACTCCAACAATCCATTTCCAATGATCAACTATGAACTTAAATACTGCGGCAAGTTTTTCTCTATTCTCTTTTTTAGAAAGCCACCCAAAAGCAGCATTGACTAAAAATCCAGTTGCAATAGTCGTTAAAAACTGAATGATTCTATCAAATATACTTTTTGCTGGTGCTGTTATTTTATCAAATGCAGAACGAATTATTCCAGTATCATTATCAATAGATTCTAATGCTCTTTCTTTTTCAAGAGCTCTTTTTTTTAAGATCGAAGATCTCGTTGATGCAAAAGATTGCTTTTTTTCAGTAATACGAGAAGCAAAATCTAAAGATAATTGCTTCTGTATTTCTACAAGAATTCGATTTGTTTCTGATAATGCACTATAAATTTGTTTATCTTTACTATCTTCCCTAGAAAAAACACCCGAAAGTGTTTCCGTTATTGATTGTCCTTCTTGAGGTTGCGATGCTGGTCTAAAGAATGAAAATTTAGATTTGTTTAATTGTAATTGAGGTTTATTTGCCGAAACGCCAGAAAAAACTGAAGAAGATACAACTCTCCTTCCTAATTTTGGTACTGATGGTGCTTTAAAAAATGGTTGATTTTCTAATGCCACTTACTGCTGCGCCTTGAGTTTTTCTTCTTCGAGATATTGTTGGAGTAGAGAAACGTAAACTTCTCTTTCCCACGGTATCATATTTTCGAGTTCTGTTAATGAATATTTATGATACTGCATCAAGGCAAAATTCGTTTTATAATACGATTCAAGACTCGTATGTGACATTACTAGCTGAAAAAACTTGCTAATCCCTCCAAAACTACTTCACTTTCAACTTTTGTATTGGGATTTTTTACAATCACAGTATGAGTCAATTTAGGCATTGTTGTAAAAAATGCCTCAATCTCCTTAAACTGTTTTGTATTCATTTGCTCTACAAAATCTTGCAGTTCTTGTTTTGTGCAGTCAGTTGCAGACCAACATTCATCAGCATTGTAAACCATTTCAATACAAGAAGTAATCATCTCCAAAGACTTATTAACATCTTCACCTGCTTCTTGGATTTCAAAATTGTTTTCAACAAACTGATTGATAGATGGATACTTCATCTTCATTGACAACGTATCATCAAGTTTAATGATATTGCTGTGTTCTGAGTCTTTTTGAACTTTGATTGAATCTAAGTCAATCTCCATTTGAACCTGAGTTTCACCATCATCAGGACAGGTGACATTTACTTCTAAGGTTTCTCCAACAGATTTAGAACGAATATTTAAAAAGAGATATTCAATATCAAATGTAGCAAGATCTGTGATCTTAATACCTTTTGTCAGAATACACTCCGACAAAATTTCAACAATCGAATTAGTAATTTGTTTCATATCTTCAGATTCTAATGCCATAATTAGAATCTTTTCTTCTCTTACCAGGAAAGGTCTGTATCTTACTTTTTTCCCAGTTGAAGGAATCTCCAACTCATAGGTTGGAGTATTAATTTTTGGTAAAGGCATAATCCTTAATACAATTCAGTTATGATTATTTATTATGCTATTGATTGTTGATTTGCTGTTTGATTGGTAATTTGATTATTTTCTGCAGCAGTTCCGGCACCACTTAATGTTCCACCACCAGTCGCATCTGCTAAGTTTTGCTCAAAAGATTGCTGAGCAGCACTAACTTGCTCTGCTGTTTCTGCAGCAGTTTCTCTATAAATTCTATATCTATCGTAATTCATTGTTACTGTGACCTTCATAATTTCTGCCTCACCATATGCTAATGGAATTGAAGTCATTGATTTTGGAAATGCATTGATAAGATTATATGTAACCGATGTTGAACCAGGCACTATATAATCTTTTTCAAATTTTTTAATATAAAATCCACTCTGATTTTTATAAAACTTTGGATAATTATATCTACGATAATATGAACCAACATTAGAAGTATATAAACTTGGTTCATCTAATTCATCACTATTTCCTCCAGAAATATAATTCATCCAAGCCTCAAAGAACATTAAAATTTTATAGTCTCTATCAACATAAAAACTAAAATCAATGTCAGTATTAATTCTCGTATGTGCAAATTCTTGAGGAACTCCCATAAAATTATCTTTGACCTCTCCAGTAGCATATGTAGATGCTGGAAGAGTGGCATCAAAACAAGAAAATGCTAATTTTCTTTGAAACTCAGTATTCCAAGTAACTTCATAAATTGAAGCAAGACTTGGACTGCCTGTAGAATTTTGTAAATGTTGTAAAAATGGTTGATTCCCATCGGATGCTGTTCCCCATCCATTTTCAATATAAACTTGAAAATGATTTGTTCTTGCAAGATTCCCCAAATATTGGGGAGCATTTTGCATTGTTAGATGTTGGATAGCAGGAATCGTCATCTAAATACTAGTATTCTGCTTTTATTATTAAGTATTTAGATGTCATATAAGGGAAAATATCAACCATCTTATCCACAAAAATACAAAGGTGATCCAACGAATATAATTTATCGTTCTTTATGGGAACGTAAGTTTATGGTGTATTGTGACGTCAATGAAAATATTATTGAATGGGGATCTGAAGAAATTGCTCTTCCTTATCGTTCCCCAATTGACAATAGAGTTCATAGATATTTTCCAGATTTTTATATTAAGGTTAAAGAGAGCACAGGTGTCACTAAAAAATATTTGATTGAAATTAAACCAAAACGGCAAACAACCCCTCCTCCCAAACAACAGAGACAAACTAAAAAGTATCTCTATGAGGCATACGAATATGCTAAAAATCAGGCAAAGTGGGAAGCAGCAAGAGAATGGTGTGCTGATCGTGGATATGAGTTTAAGGTGCTCACCGAAAATGAACTTGGGGTTAAATAATGCCTAGAAAGACTCTTAAGGAAAGAAATCAAAAAAACCCCACAGACGATAAATCCAACAGAGTTCGTTCAATTATCGATAATATTACTGGAAAAGAAAATCCAGATGATATTATGTTAATGTTGTTAGAAAAAATTACAGAAAGTGGGAAAATTCCTAGTGTTGGAAAGTATTATGTTTTCGTTTACAGTCCCAAAACACCAAATATTCAATATGACCAAAATCCCTTTGTTGCAGTTACAGATGTTTTTCAGTGGGGATTTAAAGGAATTAATTTCCACTGGGGAGAAATGAGACAATATACTTGGGACGAAGTTGCAGGATCTTTATATGAAATTTATTCGGATGAAGTCTCTGATGTTAGAGAACTTCTTTTTGCAAACATACGTCTAAATAGTTAAAAAAGGATAAATGGCATTTTATAGATATCCTTACGAAGCAATTACAGATAAAACTGATTATCTACAAATTACTGTAAAAGAATACACTCAAAATGATGCTCTAGTAGAAGATGCTAGTAGTTTTGGTGTCGCGTCTCAGGCAACAACGGTCAGTGGCAATCCAGCTCAGGTGGGTGTTGCTGCAATCAATGACGTTATTATTCTTCCTATGCCATCAAATATCCAAGACAGTAATGCAGCATCATATGGAGAAGATAGTCTTGATGTTTTGGGTGCTGCTGGCGGTAGTTTTGCACAAGGTATAATGGCTTCTGGCAAAGCAGCTTTTGGGCAGAATACCACTGGTGGAGCTGCTAAAGTAATAGCGGACGAATTTTCAAAACAAATAAAAGTAGCAGGAAGTGTTTCCGAAATAGCAATTGATGCTTTTACTAGACAATTAGCAGCAAGTGCAGCAGGTCTTATCGGTGCCAATGTTACTGCAGAACAACTATTGACAAGATCAACAGGGAAAATATTAAACCCAAATATGGAACTTTTGTTTAGAGGACCTACTCTTCGTCAATTTCAATTTCAATTTAAAATGACACCTAGAGATGAAAACGAATCATATCAGATCAAGTCAATTATCAGATCATTTAAAGCAAATATGGCACCAATAATTTCGGGATCAGAATCTGCAGCAGATCAAACTGGAGCTGGATCCGAACTTGCTGGTCAGGCATATTTAAAAACGCCGAACATTTTTGAATTACAATATAGAAAAGGAAATCGTAATCATCCATTTTTAAATCGCTTTAAACAATGTGCTCTTACGAGTATGTCAGTAAATTATACTGGAGAAGGTGTGTATGCAACTTATGCGGATGCAACTCCTGTTTCTATGATTTTAACTTTAGCGTTTCAAGAACTTGTTCCAATTTATAGTAGTGATTACAATGAAGATGTAAATACTATGACATATTCCCCAACAGGAACTACAACAGGAGTAGGTTACTAAAATGGGATACTTCAGAGAACTACCAAATATTGAATATCTTTCACCACTTTCTGATCGCAACTCTGCATCAGAGTACATTGAAGCAAAAAATCTTTTCAAAAGAGTTAAATTAAGAGATGATTTTTATAGTTCACTAACTAACTTTCAAAAATACAGAATTCGTGAGGGAATGAGACCAGATCACGTTGCCGAAGAAGTGTATAATTCAGCAACACTCGATTGGGTCGTTTTAATCTCTGCCAATATTACTAATATCAGAGATCAATGGCCACTCTCAGATAAAGATATATACGATTTTGCAGAAGGAGTTTATGGATCTGCCCTGAATGAAGCAAAATTTTATGAAACGACAGAGGTAAAAGACAGCAAAGGTAGATTGATTCTTCCTGCTGGTCAAGTTGTAGACTATAACTTTAAATCACCAAAACCATCCACAGACCAACTCCCAACAAGTTCTTATATTTCATATTGGGATAGTGGTTTAAATCAAACTGTTACAAAGTACAATATCACGGTTCCAGTAACAAATTATGAATATGAAACTCGATTAAATAATAAAAAAAGAGAGATTTATATACTCAAATCATCATACCTACAACAATTCTTAAATGATACAAGAGGTATAATGAAGTATCGATCATCAACTCAATATGTAAATGATAAACTTAAGAAAGGAGATAATATCAGAGTTAAGTCACCATAAGAGTTCTAGATTCTTATCAAAAACCATCACATATCGGTGTTTGCGGGAGCGGTCTTTCCACTCTCCTGCAGCACCTTTTATTTTACCTCTTGAATGTTTGGTGCCGTCTGAATAGTAGAAGTCTTTCTTAGGGTCTGTAAGACCGCAATATTTAAAGTTAC